GGGGACGCGGCCGCGAACAGCCGGCCCTGGCCTTTGGTGCCGGTGTAGACCTGCGCGGCGGCACCCCAGAACGCGGCCGCGACGTTGTCCGCGGTCGGCGAGGCCGGGATGACGACCGTGCCGGCGGTGCCGCCCGTGTAGAACGCCTGCACCGCGGTCGCCTCGGTCTTGATCGCGTACTGCGCCGCCAGATCCTGGATGACGATGTCAAGGATCCCCGGCTGGCTGTAGTCCAGATCCTGCCTCGAAATGTTCAGGTACCCGCCGATCGTCGCCGGCGTGATCGCGAGCTTCGAGATGGTCATCTTCTGCGAGACGAGCTCGGCCTTCTCCGCCGACTGGACGTCTACGGTGGTGTGCTGGGTCACCTTCGGCCGCGAGAACGACAGGGTCGGCAGCTGCCTCGCCCCGAGGGCGTTCACGACGGGGCGGGCCGCGTCGATGAAGTTCAGCACCGGCCCGAGGATCGGCGACGGCAGCAGACCGGGGTTGTCGGCGGTCGTCTGGTGGGCCGCGGCCCGGTTGTAGATGGTCATCCGCTGCTTGGCCTCTTCGGACCCGGTGCTGGAACGGACGAAGTCGAGGATGTACTCGCCCGCGGAGCGGTACTCGACCTCGGCCGGCGGCCCCGGCCGGTCGGACATGTACTTCGCGATCTCCGCGACCCGCTTCGCCGAGTCGCCCGAGATCCGGCGCATCTCGATCAGCGGCTCCACCTTCGCGTTGACCTTCTCCATCTGCCGCTTCTGGTCGTTGACGAGCTCGAGCTGCTCGTCGGACAGGTCTTTGCCGGCCGCGGCCTTGAAGATCCCGTCCACGAACGTCTGCCGCTCTTCGATCTCGGCCATGTAGGAGGCGAGAACCTGGTCTGTTTCACCCATCAGAGGGGTTCCTTTCGGGGTTGCGCGAACAAACGGATAGGGGATCCCGTGTTCGAGCGCCTAACCCCTGCTACACCCGCCCCGCCCTGCGGTTTGGTCTCTAGCGGATGAGGAGCCTGCTCTCTTACCCGCGACTGTAGCGCGGCGGCCGGACGAAAGCTAGTGCGCCCAGCGGCTGTTCAACGCCAGCGCCTCGGCCCGCAGATCCTGCAGGACCAGCTTGTCGCGGTTCGGTGCCGCGTCGCCTCCCAGCGGCTCCTGTGACAGCACAGGGGCATCTCTGACGTCGATCACGGCCGCGCCGGGGTAGGCCGGGTTCGGGACGAACGCGACATGGTCGAGGTACAGCCGGTTCAGCCGACGTACGGTCCCGTTGCGCTCCCACACCTCGGCGTCGTCGTAGACGCGGCCGTCGTCGCGAAGCAAAAGACAGAACCCCGCCGAGGCGTCCAGGATGCCGTCGTCGCAAAGGTCGAGGGTCGCGTCGCCGAGAGGGAACTCGCCGCGTCTCTGGCCCGTGATCTTGATCTCGGCCACGAGGCCCTCCTGACGGGAAGGGTGCAGAGCGACGACCTTCCCGACCGGCTTGTCCCAGGAGTGGTCGCGGTTGACTTTGATCCGGCGCGGCTGCTTCTCGATCCCGCTGAACGCCGACCTGGAGACGACCTCCTGGTAGGAGCGGCCCGGTTCGTTGATCGTGGTCGGCTGCTCGTAGGGCATCGCGATCACGGTCACGATCCGTTTCGGCAGGTTCACCTCGGCTACCTGGTAGCCGACGCCGGATCGGTACTCGACAAGCGGCGGGGCCATGGTCGCGCTCATGCGGTCACCGGTCCTGTGGTCGGGGTTGCGTTGATGAACCGCTCGGCCTGCTGGATCTGCTCGACCGTCAAAACGGGTCGCCCGTCGGCGTCGACGATCCGGTTCAGGATCTCGTAGGTCTGGGCTCGCTCGTAGGGAGCGGGCTGGATGTACCGGTCGGAGTTGACCTCCACGTAGGTGCCGCGGGGCAAAAGCCAGCCGGACAGATCGTTCATAACGTGGGCCGCGAACGGCTGCAGGCCGGCGTGCCAATGCTGGTTGCGGGCCATCAGCGCCGACGTGTACGTAAGCGAATGACCGGAGCCGGGAAGGCCGCACAGCTCGGGCGGGATCCCCAAAAGCCACGCGATCCTCGCGTCGGTGAACTGGGCCAGCTCCAACAAGGCCATGTCACGCGGGTTCAACGCGGTCGGTGTCCACTTCAAACCGCCGGTCAACACGGCCGGGTAGCCCGGGTAGGCCGACCTTTGCGCGACCCAGTCGTCCCGCAACGTCGCGGCCTGATCCGGCGACATCTGCTCGGGCGCCTCCAGGATCGAGCTCGGGACGAGGCCGCCGGCGGTGATCGTGTTCGCGTACTGCGCCAACCCCCTGGACGACGCCACGATCGCCCTCCCGGCCTCCAGAGGCCCGTGTCCGCGGGCGTCATCAACGGACTCCTGGTAGCGGATATGGAGCACGTCGGCGGTGATGTCCTCCTTGCCGACCCTGTAGTGGCGTTTGCCGCCGTCCATGTCCACCGAGACCGTCCAGGTCGGCAGGACATGGAACCTCGCCGGTAGCCCCGTTGCGTATCTCGCGGTCGCGAAGACGAACACCTCGCCCTGCGACTGGTAGTCCCACCACATCGACTTCGCGAAATCGGTCCACGAGTTGTAGAGATCCGGGTCGGGGTTCACGATCCAGCCCGCGTCGAGGCTCGGCTTCGCGTTGACGAGGTACGGCGGCATCGTGGCCAGGTTGCGGGCGTTGTAGTCGATGCAGCCCCACACGAACCCGGTGATCTCCGCGACCCGACCCCAGTTCGGGGTCGCCCACTCAGCCGGCCACCCCGACCACGGCGACGGCACGATCGTCGGCGGCGACCACGCAACAGAGGTGCCGGTGATCTCGACCCCGTGCGGGTCACCCGGGTTGTACACGTTCCCGCCGACCGTCGCGGGCGGCACGTCCGCGGGGTCATTCGTGTTCGGGATCTCGTCCGGCGGGCGGATCGACCTGAACGACAGCAAACTCATCCGCCTTTCACTGTAAACGCTTCCCCGGCCGGGTGGTAGCTAGCGGACGGCGTACAGCCTGGCCGGCTTGTGGGCCGCCTGGACCGCCCACACGACCGCGTTCACCAAATGCCGGGGCGCCTCTACCTGCAGGCCGCTGGTGGTCTCGCGGACCTGCGCCGCCATGATCGCGCTGTCGAGCTCCTCCGTCGAGTCGTGCACCAACAGGCCGTTGTTCGCGAGGTCACGGAACACCGCCAAACCCGTTTTCGCCTCGGCCTGGCCGGCCAGCTGCGCCGCAGGGAGCGACCAGTCGCGGGGCATCGCGTCCTCGAGCGACGCGCCGATGAACACCTCCCGTACCTCCTGGAACACCGCGAGCCGCTGCACCGACTCGACAGCGGACGGCCAGTCGTCGCAGAGCCAGCCGCCGACGTCGTAGCGGCCGTCGCCGACCGGGACCACGACCCCGACGGCCGCGCCCTTGCCGTAGTTGTCCTCGATCGCGACGACAGCCGGCGCGTCCGTGACGACGGCCTCGGCCAGGTCTGCCCACAGGCCGGCGGGCAGCAAAGGCTCCGTCCTCGCCGTGATCCCGAGCTTCCGCGGCCACTCGTTCCGCCACTGCGCCCGAAACGACGCTTCCGGGTCGGGCTCCTCAGGATCCGGGATTTCGCCGGCCCTCGCGGCCTCGAGCTGTTTCCGGATCATCCGTTCCCGCGCCTGATCCCAGTGCGGCGACGCCTGCCGCCACCCGGCCACGTCGTCCAACGGCAAATCAGGCGGCGACGACCACTCCAAAATCAGGTCTCCGTCGCCGACCTCGAGCCCCTGCAGCGCCAGCGCCCGCCGGTTCAACACCAACGTCGTCGAGCGCCGATGAGCCGTCGAGACGAGCAGCAGCTGGTGTTGGGCCTTCGAGACCATCGTCGGCCACACATCAGCGTCGATCGGCTCCGGCTTCACCGCCCACGCCTCGTCCACCACAGCCATCGACACCGACAACCCCGACACCGACGACTTCGCCCGCACCATCCACCGCGACCCATCCGCCTTCAACTCGATCTCCTCCTGGCCGTTCACCTCCCGCACCTTGAAATCCTTGTACCGATGCTTCGCCCACAACCGCGCCGGCCGCTGAATCTCCTTGCAAATCGCCAAATCCTTGCCCGTGTGCAACACGTCCTGGGGCTCCCCGAACCGCTCCGCCTGATGCACCCGCCACATGATCAGCTCCCGCAAAAGCCAGCTCTTGCCGAGCTGCCGGGCGGTGGACAGCACGAGCCATTCCCACACGAGCTCGCCCTGGTCGTCGTGCTCGAGCAAACGGGCCGCGACCATCCGCTGCCACCATCTAAGCGGCCTCCCCGCCCGCTCCTGCGCGAACGCCGCGAAGTCGTCGCCCAGGCTCCCGACCGCCCGCGGGTGCGGCACCGTCATGAACCGCGGCCACGTCGCATCCTCGGGAACGACCAGGAGCTCCTCGAGCCAAGGAACCCGCCAGCGCTCATCCGACGCCTCCAACCCCTCCCGGTCGGCCCCGATCTCAGCAACCGGCGGCTGCCACGACCGCTTCGACCACTGCACCCGCCCCTTCGTCGCCCTGTTACAGCGACGATGCTCCGGCCCCGACTCCAACAACCGCGCCGTCCCGTCCACATGCCCCAAATCCCAAGGCTCCCCCGCCACAATCGGCAGGCGGCAGCGAGCACACAGAACACCGCCCTCAGCGACGACCTCGGCCCACTGCGCCCGCCGCCGCCGATGCTCCCAGCCCAGACGGCGCTCCTCGTTCGGCGGCCGCCAATTCCTGGCCGGACTATGCATAATTTGCCTGCATAAAGGCTTGTCTAGTGTTGCCTCGGGGGGAAACGGCCACCAGAGCCTTGG